CGGGCCTTTGCAGGACACCAGCGGCGCAAACGCCATCCTCAAGATGCCGACGCTGCCGAGCTATACCGATCCCTATGTCTTTATCTCGATTCGAGGGTTTCGCCGCCCAACCTGGGGAACGTACAGCGGAGCTGTGATCCAGACCTCGGCTACTACCGGGAATCTTATCGGCGGCTACGATAACGCTGCGGGAGCATACCCACCGTTTACGAATGTGGGGCTGGACCTGCAGAACCTGTACTTTATTACCCCAACGAATCCTGGCATCACTGTTGTAAACGCCACGCGACTCCTGAAGTTTAGCGGGTACGGTCTGGACATCGGTTCCACAGATGGAGCGTTGCCGACCAACGTAAACGGCGCAGGCATCCTCATGCCAGCACTGGCTAACAATGTCGAAAACCTCCTGGACGACATCAACGTTTTCGGGTTCTACAAAGGCTATGTCATTGGGGAGCATACCCGCGTTGGCTCGATTTACGCAGGCAACGATGTGACCGGCTTTGTATTTGACGTTGGCTATACTTCGGCGGTCGGAAGCCATCACAACAGCAATGCGCTCTCTGCTGGCCTGCTGTGGTGCCAAAACTGCACCAATGTTATTGGCGCGGGTTCGGAAATTACCGTTCTCGATCTTCAGTCAGTGACATCTGAGCGGACAACCGGAAGCGTCGTCAACGACCCCAGCAATTTATTGCGCGGGATCATCAAATACAGCGTCAGTGTACCGTTCGGATCGACCGACTACTGCACCCCGAACAATGTAGGCGCGACCTTGGTTTCTGTGATTGCCCTGCAATGCCAGGGAGGTGTAACGCTAACATCCACGCTCGGCGGCGGGTTCGGTTCTGCCGTCAACTTCATGCAGAGTGGGACCAGCAGCACACCGAATGCCTTCCTGTCGAATCCCTCTGCGGGAACCCTGAGTGTCGATACCACCACGATTGGAAACGGACTCGGAACTATCAAAGCCGCGAACTATGCGGCTGGGGCTCTCGCCAATGGCATGACAGCGACCACGCAGACCCTTGGGGACAACTCCACCAAGGTAGCGACAACGGCGTTTGTCCTCGCCAATGCCAGCGGCGGCTCAGGAGTTTCGAGCATCAACGGAACAGCTGGTGCTTATACCTTCACCGGCTCTGGCGTAAATTGCGTAACCACAACCTGCACATTTAGTGGCACAGGAGGCGGCGGGTTCACCAACATTACATCGCTGGTCACCCCAACGAATTGCACGATCTCAGGCGGGGTCTGTACTACCACCGGCGCGGTCACGTCAGTCACATTTGCCAGCATACCCGCTGGATTTACCTCGCTGCGCATCATCGCTTCCGGTACGGCTTCAGGGGCAATCTCCCTGACATGCCAGATGAACGGCGACACCACAGCGAACTATGCCTATGAGGGAACGCAGGTCGGCAACACCGGCTCTACCGTCCAGCAGGCAGCAGGTGCGACCGCCGCGAATTGCGGCCTGCTAAGCAGCCTTGCGGGTCAGTTCACGCTCAACATTCCGTTTTACGCTTCCACAACCGTGCCAAAGAGCTGGTCGTATATCGGTGACGCATTCACTAGCGCGTCTTCCAATGTGAGCAACTTCCACCAGGACATCTCCGGGCTGTGGAACGGCACCGCAGCGATCACCTCAATCAAGTTCAACGGGACGACCATCCAGAGCGGAACATCCTTCGCAATCTATGGCGGCAATTAGGAGGCTGCGATGAGTTGGCTATCGCTCTCGGCTAAGGACGCGCTACAGACGTGCTCGGAAATAGTGCCTGCATTGAGATATGCCGTGCGCGGATCGGGGACGGACATGAGGACTGCCGTGCATTCGGGACAGACAACTTTGTACCCATTGTCCGATGGAACCAAGAGGACTTCGTTCATGGTCTTGCCTTTCGACCTCTCACGCTACCACCGAAGCGACTATAAGCCAATGAAAATGTACAAAGTACTGATTCCCATGCTGTTATCTGCCAGTCTACACGCTCAGGCATGGGTAAAGGTCGCCAATGAGAACGACACCATCGTTACTCCTACAGCAATCTCTGTGCGCTACGGCTCTGGTTCTTCGTGGGTGACGGCGACCGAAACGGGGACATTCAGTGCATCCAACTCGACCTTTGGCGACCCCGTTCCGGGCACGGCGAAGGAGTTGGACGTATTGGAGACTGCGACTCCTCAGACAATGACGGTGAATGGTACGAGCGTGACGGTTCCGGCGAGCACTCAGACCGCGACCTCAGCCCCTACGACGACAGCAACCACCTATCCCATCCCCATTCCTGCGCTCACCGCCCCACTGCCAGCGGTGGTTGATCCGGGGATGAGCTGTCCGATTGTCGGGAAAGCTGCCAAGTGCCCTGCGCGGACTTTGCTCAACGCAGGCCAGACGACTACGGCACCTTCCACAACCTCGATCCCGGCGAAGTGGAACATTAGCTGCCCTGTCGCGCTCGTCAATGGAGTGCCTGACCTGACTCAACCCCTGCAATGCACCATCACGGCGGCGAAATGAAGAAACTGCTCTATCTCAGCCTACTGCTCACCCTTTCCTTCCCGGCCTTCGCAACCACATGGTTTGTTCGTCAGGACGGAGGAACGCGCTACTCCGCCGACCTTCCTTATGGTGGGTGCAATGGAACCTCGGATGCTGCGTATCCCGGTCTAACCTCAACTCTCTGGTGGCCGTCCATCACCTACGCCTCTACTGGTTCAAAAGTGGTCGATTACAACGGCAATTATGAAACCGTCACAGGGGCAGGAACAACCAACACGTCCCCTCCCGCATGGCCAGCGCATGGATCGAGCGGCGTCACCACCACCGATGGATCTACGGTGTGGACCTCGGGTGGTGCGGCTCCTTTCAATCAAAACTGCGCCTATAACGATGTGCGCTATATGTGGATGACCGGGGCGTACTCGAATGAGGCGTGGGTCATGGCGGGCGGAGATACCCTCGTCATTCGAGGTTGCGCTGCTTCTCCCATCCAGCAGAACCCAGACGCTCCGCACTGCCGCATTGGAACCGACACCAACATGGGGCCGGTTTATAACGGCACCATCTACAACTGGTGCGCTGGACCTATGACCTATGGCTGCTCCATACCTCCGCCTCCTGCCGGTTCAGTGGGAGCGCATACAAAGATTCTGGGAGCCTGCGCCTATGGGACGTATACCTGTAATCCGGTTCAAGGCTACCCCTACACCTCGAACCTTTCACAAATCTTCGGCGGATTCGACATCGATCCAATCAACCTAACAGGTGCCAATTACCTGGACATTGAGGGCATCGAGTTCACATCACACAACGGAGCCTGTACGAGAACAGGCTCTCCGCAATATCCCTCTACTTGTAGCGTGTCTCCTCCTTTGAGCGACCAGGCGCAGCACGGAATCAACATGGATTCCACGACTACCAACCTGCTGCTCCATGACGTGTATATCCACGGATTTGGGCATGATGGTCTGGCCGGTGGCAACGGGGTTGGAGTTACCCTGAGCAACGTCATTATCGCCTTCAACAATTTCAGCGGCTGGGACTCCAACAGCGGCTTTGCATCGAACGCCACACTGACGCAGAGCTATGTGACGATGATTGGAAACGGCTGCATGGAGCAGTACCCGATTACCAATCCTCAATTTCCGGCGCTGGCCTGCTGGGATGACTCGAATGCCGGATTTGGGGATGCGTGGTCCGGTGGGACATCCACAATGGACACGTTTACCTGCGACCACTGTTATGTCGCTTACAACATGAAAGACGGCATGATCGGCCCGCACGTTGCGACTATGCACTTCTCCCTGACAAATTCCAAGTGGGAAGCTAACGGCGGGCAGTCGTGGAAGATGTCGCAGCCGTCCGGGTCAACAGGAATCTTCACCAACAACCTGATTCTGGGAAACTGCTACCGGCTGGAAGGAGGCGGGATACCTCCCGGAGCGAATGCGGCTTTGGCCTCGCACTTATATCTTGGAGATGCCTGCCGTGGTTCTGCCACGATTGTGGCCTATAACGCAGATTCAGGTTCGACGGTGGAGTTTGGCAACAACACCATCGTGACCTACATGCAGACCATCTGGCAGATCGGCTGCAACACTTCAGGAAATTGCGCCTCGCTGAATTACAACTTCCACAACAACCTTTACCTTGGGTACACGCCGAGCTATTCGACCGGGCCGGTGAGTTCCGGGCAAGCGCCCGCGATCTACTTCAACAACGACTCTCCGAATGTCATCAACTTTGTCGGCAGCCACAACCTTGAATTTGGGGTAAGAAATGGCGATGCCTGCGCAGGCGGAGCGGGGATCAACGGCAACACCTGCCAGAATCCCCTTCTAATAAGCGAACCGGCTCAAGGGTCTGTCGCTCCCACTGAGGCCGCATTGGACGGTTTCGACTTCCATTTGGGCAGCACGTCTCCGGCGATTGCCACAGGAACCACCTACAGCGGCCAACCGTCAACGGACTTTTACGGCAGTCCGCAGACTACGCCTCTGACGATTGGTGCGGTCGTCCAAGGCACTCCTACCGCAGCAGGACCGACGCTATCACCGGGGGATGGATACTCCGGCCCTGCGACGACCATCTCCATTACCACAGGAACTATATCTTGCTCCGCGAATCTGGTCTACAACACCACGGGAACGACTTCGGGCGGGAACCTGACCGGAACGACTTCGGGCACAAGCTACTCCCTGACGGCTACAGGGGATTTGTACGCACAAGTTCAAGGCTGTCCGAGCTATTTGAATTCTTCGATTACGCATGGGCACTACACGGTGGTCACTCCGGCTCCATCTCCGACCACCATCACAGGCTCTGCGACGATTACAGGGAGTTTCTCGATCCAGTGACACACGCGGATTACGCCCTGACAGCACTGTGCCTCTGGCGAGAGGCGAGAGGCGAAGGCAACACAGGAATGCTGGCTGTGGCCTGCGTTATCAGGAACCGCGTCAACAAACATGGTTCGACTTACTACGCGCAAGTGGTGAAGCCTTGGGCGTTCTCCTCGATTACGGCTCATGGCGATCCGCAGCTTAGTTACTTTCCGCAAGAATCGGACCCAACCTGGATTCAGGCGCAACTGATTGCAGGCAACGTCATGGATCGCGGCGTAGAGGACATCACCAACGGAGCAACCCTCTATTTCGATGATTCGATCAGCTTCCCTAAGACATGGAACAGAGCTGCGGTCGCTCCGCTCGGCAAGATTGGGCGGCTCAACCTTTTTCGAGAAATCTAGGGCAGTGAATAACCAAGGGGGAAGCAATAGCAATGCATGAGGAGTTCACAACGATGGAGCAGGTAAGCGCCGAACTGCAGTCGATCCGCCAACTGATTCAGTCCAGGGATCAACTGGATATGGAGCGGAGAAAGGTGGACGACACGCGCAACGAAGAAGCCAAAGCTCGCGCGAATCACCTGCTGGAAAGAGTGGACGGACACGGTGGAAGGCTGAGGGTTCTTGAGGTCAACTGGTCTACCTTCTTCAGCGAAAACGGCGCATTTACCTACGTAAAGAAGAAGATCGAATCCACAGACCAGAAACTCGACGACGCCGATCATCAGAACCGCTGGATCATCCGCCTTATTGTTGCAACCCTCATTGGCGTCATCGTCAACATGGCGCTGAAACGTTAGGAGAACGATGACAAACAACACTCGCATCTGGCTGCACGGCTTGGGAGCTGCCGCGATTGGTTCTTCTGCCTCTTCTGTGGCGACGATCCTTGTAGCTCCAGACAGGTTCAATCTGAATACTCTGATTGGCTTTGGGCACGTCTGCATGGTCGCCATCGTTTCAGGAATGGTTAACGCAGCGGCTTATTTAGCCAAAAGTCCACTTCCGCCGCTGGTCATGGGGCCGGGCGACGTGGCCACCCTCAAAGACCCGACTCTTGCTCCTGATGGAACGATCAGCGGGTCCAGCGCAACCCTTACCAAAGCAAAAGGAGAATGAATGAGCATCTTTAGCGACATCGAAGCGGCAGGCAAGAAGATTGGCGAAGTCCTCACCGAAATTGTCACGTTTGGCAGCAAGGTTCGTTCTGTCTACCAGAACCTCTCCGGCCCGACTCTGGCTGCGAGTTCGGCAGTCTTCTATGACGTAGTGAAGTGCATTGCTGCAGCGCAGTCTGTGGCAGCCAGTGCGGAAGCAGGGAACATCCCCGCCGCCATCACGTTGAGCGAAACCACCATTGGATTAGTAAAGCAGATCATCCTTGACGCCAAAGCAGGCGAGGCAGCGATTGTTGCAGATGTGAAGGCGCTGAACCTGAAGATATGACCAGAACCTTCACAGTGACGCCAGAAAAGCTCCGCGACCTATCAGCCTACTTGCGCGGCCACGGATTGAACCTGGACCCCTCTGCGCCTCAAGGCGAGGCCATACAGAACGGCTGGGATGTGCAATGGACGATTCAGGGGGATCAGATGACCGTGACCGTGGCAAAACACCCCTTTGCAGCCGAAGGTATTTTCTGGAATCGGTTGGATAGCCTGCTGAAGTAGAGCACGCAGATGGCTCCCGCAAGGGGGCTGTTTGTGTCTTAGGTGTCTCTCAGGTCGGGCCGCAGCTCAAACGCGCACCTAGCCGCCATTCTTGCCCACCAGCGCACCTTTCTGCGCGGCTCACCTGTAAGCGGAAACGAAGCGCACGGCCCCTCTAGGAAAATGGCGATTTGATAGCGGTACTGCTCAATGGCAGTCTCATTCGCCTTACCTCTGGAGCTTCGCTTCATCGTTTTCCTCCTTGGCCCCTGCCGAAAGGTACGGGGCCATTACTGCCCTAGGTGCGGACAATTAGCTTCGTGGTAATCGGTTCTAGTGGTCCAGTCGTAATGCCAATCGCAGGTGCAGTCTTTTGGCTTAGGGGGTTCCAGAGGATTTCCGTGCCCAAAGCGAGCGAGTCTGCCGACCGCTTCGCGGTACAGCTTGAGTAGGGCGTCGTAATCGGAGGCGCGGACCCAATCTAAGCCGTTTGGGAACATCCTGCTGGTATTGCCTGTAAGGTCTACGCGCCCATCCTCGGTAATGTCGATACGGATGCGCTCCACTGGATCAAACATTGCGGCTCCTTTCAAGGGTCAAACTGTGAGACAACGAATCGGTAATAATATACTTGACTGACTGAGGTCAGTGTAGTACCTTAGTCTACATGGAAGCCCCGAAGACCTTACTCGAAGCCGTTCAATACTTTAGCGACGCTGAGAACTGCCGCAAGTTCATGATAGCCGTGCGCTGGGCTGACGGCATAGTGAAATGCCCTCACTGCGGCTCCGAGAAGGTGACCTATCTGGAGAATGCCAAGCTGTACCGCTGCTACGGCAAGCACCCCAAGCAGAAATTCTCGCTGAAGGTTGGCACGGTCTTTGAGGACTCTCCAATTGGGCTGGATAAGTGGCTCCCCGCTGCTTGGATGCTTTCGAGTGCCAAAAACGGCATCAGCTCCTATGAGCTTTCCAAGGCCCTGGGCGTCACTCAGAAATCGGCTTGGTTCATGCTGCATCGCATTCGTACCGCCATGCGTGAGGATCACGGAATTCACACTATGGGAACTGGGCCGAAGAACCCCATTGAGATTGACGAGACTTTCATCGGTGGCAAGCCACATAACAAGCACCTTGGAATGCGGCAGCGGAAAGACAAGGCTATCGTCATGGGGATGCTGAATCGCGAGACTCGCCAGATTCGGGCTAAGGTAATCCCGAACGTAAAGCGCGAGACTTTACAGGCTGAGATTCTCGCCAATGTCGGATTCAATGCCCATGTATATACGGACGGATGGGTTGGCTATGACAAGCTCAGCGAGTATAAGAACTTCACTCATAAAACGGTCAACCATATCAATGAATACGTGAACGGCAAGGTTCACACTCAGGGAATCGAGAACTTCTGGAGCTTGCTCAAGCGTGGTCTGAATGGAACCTACGTTGCTGTAGAGCCGTTCCATATGGACGCCTATGTAGATGAACAGGTATTCCGCTACAACACGCGCAAGGACACCGACGCGAGGCGTTTTGAGAAAGTTTTATCGCAGATCGCGGGAAAGCGGCTGACTTATGCTGAGGTCACTGGTAAGGTGGGAGAAACAATCAACTAAGAAGAGGCAGGGGCGCGGGAAGCGCACTTAGGTTTTCGCTTTCGTTTCTCTTCCTTCAGGCGAGCCTTGATTGTCTCGTGCGGAACAGCTACTAGCTTCCGCATGAAATCTGTGAACTGGCTGAAATCACCCTCAACGTTCTTAGCGGGACTCGTCGGGCGACCGGCCATTGCAAACCCTCTTTAGAAAAGAGGGTAATGCAGTGTTGTGTCCGAGTCAAACCCCGATTGATCCAGCTATTTTCTCGATTGGCGATATTGGTGAGTGGTTTGAGCCGTTATTGGGGGGAAGAATGCTGCGGGTCAATGAGTTTCATTTTTATGAACTGGCTATCAAGGTGCACGGGCTAACAGAACTGTCATCGCCCGTGAGGTTCAGTGAGAGCTGGCTACAGCTGTGGTATGCGAGAGAATCGGTAAAGGAAATACACCAACAACGCGCATTGAGCTTTAGCGTCCCCGCAGCGTCGCGGCTCTATAGCGCGATTACATCCGTAGTTCCCGAGACGATGGAGCAAGTTTTTGCTGCTTGGAGTGAACGGGTCAAACCAGAAAACAATGAAATCTTGGCCTATTGGATCAGCGAAATAAGCGAGGCCGCCAAAGAGTTCGAGACTGTTCTGCGAACTGAGTGCCAAATGATGGACACCTATTTCGTGTCAAAAAAAGGCACTCATTCCACTCGTGATCTGGTGGAGAAGGCACACCACCAGATACCCGAACCGAGCCGGAATAAGTTACCAGATCAGGCCAAATTTGATTTCGATCAGGCCGGAAGGTGCATGGCCTTCGATGTTCCGACCGCCGCAGCTTTCCATCTATTACGTGGAACCGAGAAGGTTTTAGTTGACTACTACGACGTGGCCGTTCCTGGCCTCAAGAAGGCGAGCCGAAAAATGCGGAACTGGGGTGTCTACATCAAACTGATTCGCGATCATGCTGGCGATCCATCTGCTATCAGCGTGGTCGATCACATCAGAGATGCCTATCGCAACCCAGTGACGCACCCCGAAGAGAATTACACCGATGAGCGCGTACAGGTCCTATTCGGCCTGTGTGTTAGCGCGGTGGTTTTGCTCATTCAAGCCACAGAGGCGTTGGAATCCAAGGGATCCTCACTAAACTTTCCTGTGAGCGGTACTTTAGCCGTAAGCTAGCAAAAGCACGAAAGCCCCCTAGCGGGGGCCTTCTGGTTTTCACGAAAGGTAGGGGGCCTACCCGGCACAAGTCGCCATTCCGTGCGAGCCGTGATGGGCGAACGTGCTCCTTACCCGGTCCACCATCAATCCAATGATGCGGTCCACGGCCAGCGCAAGATACCTGCGCATGACCTCACGGCGGAAGTGCTTATAGTTTTCAATTGTTAGTCCCACTAGATTCCCCTCGGAATCGAATCGAGCCAACACGGTCGTCCCCACCCCCAACGTCTCTGACACGTCGATCACATCTATTCGGCCCTCAGGGCGCGGAAGTAGATCGACGAACGCAACATCAGTTGTTTTGTTGTGGTGCAAGGTAATCTCTGGCGATAGTTCAGTGTGGTTCATGGCTTCTTCCCCCAGATGAGCGGTCCGGCGGGTACGTTGCTTACTCCGTAAAACGTCTTGATAAAGTGGTCGCGAGTGCCCTTCAGAAGCTTGTTGTGGAACTTGATAGCGACCAATAGCCACGGATGTCCATCCGTGGGAATGTCGTATATAGCGTTTACAGTGCCGTTCCTCTTGTTGTCAATAACGCAGATTGGATTACCAAAGTTGCGTTTCATGGCTGAAACGACGAATGCAGACTCAATATGGAACCGAAGAACGTGGTCAACGAGAGTGCTTTTGTAGAGCAAAACCTTACGGTTCCGCCAACACCTCAATTCTACCGCTACTTCCTGACGTCTCGACACTGAGACTCAAGTGTATAGACGCAGCACGGGGACGTAAAGGTTTTCTTTCCAAGCATCTGGCTTGGTGCGGTCTGCAATCAATTGCACTTTTGGGCCAAAAGGAGTGTAGTCAGTCAGCTATATTATTACCAACGAATCCTTGTCACGCAAAAACCCGCCAAATTTTGGCGAAGCTTAAACGAAGTAAAAAACCTAAGTAATTCTGATTCAATCATCTCCTTACGCTCATAACCCAAAGGTCGCGGGTTCAAATCCCGCCCCCGCAACCATTAGATTCAAGGATTTACCGTAATTGAACCGGCAATTACGGCGCATCTGAGGTACAAAGTGGAGCCCCGCCTGGCAGGGACGCCGCAGTAAGAGCGGGCTCCAGAATGGTGATGGCGTACTCCCTCGACCGACTGCGATAGCCGTCAGCCTCATCCCGCTTGAACGTATCCACAACTTTACGCACGGCGTTCTCTAATTCGGCGCATCTCTCCTCTGCGGCCAGCCTCTTGCCCAGCTCTTGGGCGAATAGATCAATGCTGGTGTGATTGGTGTGCTCTAGCTCGGCCACCCGCTTCTCAGCGGCGGCAAGCTGGTCGATCAAGTCGAGTATGCGCACAGGTGTAGCGCGAGCGTTCAATGCGCAGATGGGTATTTCCATACGGGGAACTATCTTGTGAGGGTCGCCCAGCGCATTCTCCGCCAGCCTGCGCAACTCTTGTATCCAACCCGGCCTCCCGCTCTCCTCCTTCACGGGTGCCCCGCATGTTCCCAAAGAAGGCGTCCGATATTGCTCCTTGCCTATTCCCCGCTGCGTCACCGTTCCGTCGGGGAGAATGCCAATCTCGAAGCAGCACCCTCCTGCGACACGATGGCTATAGAATCGTTCTCCGTTCGCCGGGTTCCAGCCTTCACCCCAAATTGGTAGTTGGCAAATTGGGCACTTGGTTGGGCGGCTCTCCGCCTGCGCTCGTTCCGTGCTATTGGGGGTCATGGGAATTCCTTTCTCGAACCGTTGTGACGAAGATTGTCGATCATCTCATCGGCAAACTTTTCTGCCAGAGTTGGGGCTGGTGCGCTCTCCGGGGTGGGCCGGGGCAAATCAATCCCGTCTGCGCATTGAACCAATAACTGCGCAACCCGCCCAGCCTGTTCGGGAGTCCACATACAGGTGTGGTACTCGATATTCGTCATGTATACACGTCCGTTATCGGTGCCAATTCCTATTTCACCGTAGCGCGGCACATCCGCTCCGCTCTCCGGTTTGCTCACGGAGGAGGCCCGATGGTTCCATTGCGCGGCGATCCAATTCGCTACTTCGGAATCCTCGCACTCGGCTATCGTCTGATGGTTGACGATCACGCGGAATCCATCGGTCTGGAAGGTGCCGCTCCTCATGTCTTCATAAGAAGCGCGGCCAGCATACTGCGGACACTGGGGTATCGGCATCTCCCCTCTCTCGGTTGGGGCGGCGGGCGTTTCTTCTACACGAGAGGCGGCGGGAATGGGCTTCGTTACCATGTTCGCTCCCTTCCATCTGTGGTTTCGCAAGTGATTGCATAGGCCAGCATCTTCACTGGCACATCCTCAAACTTGTCATCAACAGAGGCGGCATCCTCGGAGCAGTCTGCCTCGGTTGGATCGGTTAGGCACCACGCTCCGCAGCCGTTCTCCAGATACAGCGTGATGCACCATCCCGGCGGCAAGTCGCGGGCAACCGTATTCGCTAGTTCCGCTATCGCCGTGGGCGCTGCTTGTGATTCCTTGGTTGGTTCGCTAGACATTGTTGATTCCTCTCGCTTTGTCGATAGCCTTTTGCTCGTCGCTAAGAATTTCCAGTGATTCGATGACCTCAAGAGTTGCGCCCGAACTCAAGCCTTTGCGCATCAGGGCCTTTGCCAGATTCAGCAAGGTGCTAGCGCGGAATACCGATTCGTGAATGCCGCGCGGGTTGCCCTCTATCGGCAACGTGTGGTGAGTAGGCATCCTGAATGCGAACTGCATTGTCGTTCCGATCTCGCCCAGCTTGGTTGGTTCGCTCAATGGGGTATCCTCCTCGTGCTACATCGCTCCGAACAGGCAGCCTTGGTCTAGGGCCGGCGGAAGGAGCTCAAACATATTCGGGAGGGTTGCCATCAGTTGGCCTCCGCTTCTGCAATAAGGGCGTCTAGTTCGCACGCCGTGCAGTCAATACCAGCGCCAAGCGGAGCGGCAATCTTATTGAGGCCGCAGACGCAGACAACTTCCGCGCGCTGCTTCACGAGAAATGCCTTCATCTTCGGGGCGGCTGCGATGAGACGGGCGTTAGCTTCGGCCTCTTCTAGATCACCGATGTCGCTGTACACCTCGGCTACGACCCAAGTGAAACTCTCCACGCTGAAGTCGGCAGCCTCAAGCGGACGGTCGTTGGGGTTGTTGTGCCTAACGAACCACGGTCCCGGCGTGTGTTTGGGGGATTGAGTCTGGTCGCTCACTGCTCACCTCTTTCTTCGCACTCTTGTTCGCTAAACTCCAGCTTGCTCATCCTTCTGTCCTCTCTTGTGCCCGATATTTCAGCACTTGGTACGCAACATAGAATGCGATCTGACCGCCGATGGCCCCGAACGCGAGCCACGCATTGAGAACATGAGTGCCGTAGAAATTCACCGGGATTAGAGCCAGCACCCCAACCAGCAACCACATGCGGCGCGGAAATCGTTTCTTCACTGTTCTGTCCTCTCTTGTGCAGGTGGGGCGGCCAACTCGTCGCTAAACGGCCAAGGCACCTCAACTTTGCGCTTTGGATCGCCGCGTCTCCAGAGCATCCAGCCGGCGCAGGGTTTCAAGTCCTCATGGCACAGGAAGGGCTCGCCCTCCATGGCACACTTAAGCGCGTCCATCGTGGTGGTCACACAGCCGTTGGGGTAAGTACCCTGACGGAAGGCGCAGTTGTGGCACCGCTCGCGTCCATTAGGAAGCGGACCCTTAGCTTCCTCTGCATCTATGAAACGGGCGAGATGATAGCCATGCTCAAAACCTTCGCGTGTAGGCTCATTGATTACCTTGCTCATAGCTCTCCTTTAGGCCAAGTTCTCAAACTTTGTGTACTCGCTGATCCATGCGAGGTTGATGGTTCCTGTGGGGCCGTTGCGCTGTTTGGCAACAATCAATTCGGCTTTGCCTTGTAATTCCGTGTTGTCGCGGTCGTAATACTCTTCTCTGTGAATGAAGGCCACAACGTCGGCGTCCTGCTCAATTGATCCTGATTCTCTGAGGTCAGAAAGAAGAGGCTTTTTATTGCCCGCCCTTTGCTCGGAGTTTCTGGAGAGCTGAGATAAAGCCACGACAGGGCACTTCATCTCCTTCGCCAAAGACTTCAAGCCTTTGGAGATTGCGGACACTTCCTGCGTTCTATTCTCTTTCTTAGGCGGAGTCATCAGTTGCAAATAGTCAACAAGAATGAGGTCTAAGCCCTCTTGCTGCTTCAGCCTTCTGGATTTGGCGCGCATCTCCTGCAAAGAAATTCCTGGAGTGTCGTCGATAAAGAGCTTGGATTGCTGCAATCGCTCCATGCCAACATAGAGTTTTCGCCGCTCATCCGATCCAATAAACCCCGCCATCCGTCTCGCCGCCACATAGGATTCCGAAGCCAGCATCCTCTTGAGCAGCGATTCTTTGCTCATCTCAAGAGAGAAGATGGCGACTGTTTTGTTGTCGTGCAAAGCGGCGTTTTGAGCGAGATTGATTGCATACGCGGTCTTGCCCATTGAAGGTCTTGCGGCAATGATGACCAACTCCGACTTCTGTAAGCCACAGGTCATGCGGTCAAACTCAGTAAAATGCGTCTTTAATCCTGTGACTTCGCCAGAGGAAACGAACATCTTCTCTGGACCGCCCATTGCGGTGAAAATGTCCTTCAAGCCTGTTAGACCGGAATGAATGGTGCTGTCTGCGACCTGCGAAAGAGAGTGCTCTAAGTCTCCTAGTACATTTCTCGCGTCTTCAGACGGATCGCTTGCCCTCAAAGAGAAGTCGTTGCAGATGCCTATTAGTTGTCTGAGTAGGGACTTGTCTTTGACAATTGCAATGTAGCTCTCAACATTGAAGTGTCTGGGTACGCCCTCTGTGAGTGAGAAGAGATATCCAATACCTCCAATGGCGTCCAAGTCTCTACGGCGCTCTAATTCGACTCTCAGGGTCGTCAGGTCAACCGCTTTCCCTGCTTCGACGAGATCGCACATGCAGCGGTAGATACGCTGGTTGGAGTCCAGAAAGAAGTCTTTTGGTCTCAGCTTCTCTGTGGCATCACTGAGGGCCACAGAGTCTAAGAGGCAAGCGCCTAAGATCGTCGATTCGGTGTGGATGGACGCGGGAAGCTCGGTATGGGCGAGGGTGGACATTAGAGTGTCACGGTAGGCGGCGCATCGGCGGCTTCAACGAACTCCTCGGAGTAGGTGTGCGGCCATTTGAGTTCATCTAAAACAACATTGACGAAACCAGTGCTGTAGCGATTAGAGAAGTAATGATGCAGTACTGTTCCGAATCGGGGCCGTGAACCCAGAACTACTCGGCAGCGCGAACCCCTGCGAAAATGCGGTTTGAAATCCGGTGTTGCGCTGCGAACCTCCCGGAAGTTGTGTGATGCCTGAAAGCTCGTGTCGTGGATCACTGTATGTTCCGGCATCCCGCACACACAGATGCGGCATTCGCAATACTTTGGATAATTCGGGCATTTCATGTGGTACGACATCTACAAGCTCCGAAGGTCTAGGTGCCACGCAATAAGGAAACTGGCGATCTTGGTGTGATACCCACTTTTAGTCATAATCTGGCCTAGGACGATGGGGTCGGCTTGCCGCCTCATAGTTCCTTGGGGGACGATGCCGATGCGGTCGAAAATTAGCTTCTTCATTGCGTGATCGGTGGCGGACATAACTACCGGGTGCGCGACGGCTAGAGGGAATTCGATACCCTGATACATCCTCACCCCCACGCGCCGGTAACGGGTCTGCTGAGTTCCGTCCGTCATGGGCTGCTGAAACGAAGTGACATAGTTGCGCTGCTGGGGAGATTCGTGGTGGCCTTCTCCCGCCGGGAGCATGGGAGGATCAATATCGGCCAACTCGGGTACGGAGTACTGGTGCGAACTTACTAACTCTCTCGCTTGAGGAGTAGCGCGGTTTGTGCGGATAACAAACACGTCGCACGGCATATTTGGGACGATGGTGTAACCAGCATTCACCGCACCAAGCAACTTGTCGTAATACGTTTTCCTCTTGCGAATGCGGCTCACTTGATTAGCAAGAGGCTGAGACGACCACTTGCGTGATTTAGCCACCTGATAAGCCGCCGACATCTCCGCTAGTTCCGTGTCGATTTCAGCGATCTTGTCTTCTAGGAAGGCACGGACCTGCGCAGTCGCCCCCTGCATCTCAGTGGCATTCAGTGCGACCGCCTGAAATGATGCGCTCTCCTGCTCGTCGGCGATTTGATCTGTGTCGATTGTTGCCAGTGCCGTTTCTTCGCTCACATTGCCTCCAGAAAGTTCCGTACATCATCCAACGACCGCGCTACGCAATGCCTGTGGCCTAAACTGAGAACCTTGTCCCTGAATTCGGCCTGCTTCTCTGCGCGAGACTTCTTTGTGGTGCCAGCCTTCAATTCGATCCAGTGCGGCACATCCCGGAAAATCAACAAATCAGCCGTACCTTCTGGGGCCAAGTGCAGAAATCCTCTTTTGACCCTGACGATCCCCGAATTGACCCGCAGATAGAACTCGCCTGTCTTGTTTAGGAAGTCCAATACCTGCTTCTTTAGCTCGCCCTCGGGAGTCATGCCACATTCCTTTCAACAGGGAGGTACTTCCCGTTCTGCCACCTGTAAGCCCTAGAGCCTTTTTGCCCATTGCAGAGGAAGTGGACTGCGGCATTCCTCCATGTGCCGTCTGCGTGAAATAGCGAATCGTCGCGGAATCCCCCGCCAAATCCTCTACCTGCCTCGTGGTCGAATGTGGGATCAACCATGAACTTCCCGCAGATGGCGCATAGGTGCCTTTGCCGCAGAGACATAAACTCCGTTCTCTTGCGGTACTCACGCTTACCTGCTGCATGCTCAGAACATATTTCTCTTCCGTCGCGGGTTACATGCACGGCGGCTGGCTTGGCTACGAAATACTTGGCGATCACGAGCGCATCTCCCGCGCCCACTGAGGCAGATCGTCCTCGGTGATGTACATGGCAGCGTCAATCGCAGCGGCTTTGCGTAACTTTTCCTGAAATGGGTTCTTGCCCTTGAGCTGTGCGATCTTGTCATTCACTTCTGCGTCGAACTCGATCACCGCGAACTCTATGGCGGCAATGCGCTTGTCATCGCGAGGCAGGTTCTTGATAAAGACCTGCAACCCCCCAGGCAAGCGCGGATCGTAGCTGGTGAAGGCCAGCCATTCGCGCTCCCAGCAAGCCAATTGCGTAAGGCACTGATCCCTGTGCTCTTCGGGAACTTCGCCGCCCATCATCCATTCCAGGTGCTTTGCTGTGGTTGGGCACTTGCCTTCCCATAGGCCCTTGTCGCCAATCGCGCCATCCGGGGAGGCTGATAGGCAAGGGATGTTGGGATGGACGGCCATTCCCACCTTGTCTACTTCGTTGCCGGTTTCGACTTCATACGCGGCGCGAGCGTGTTTCTCGTTCTCACTGCCCCAATCCATCGCGGGAGTGACGTAGTGTTCACACGCCATCCCAGTGAGGCGTTCGCAGACAATCTCCATCAGGTACTTGCTGCGCTTCTCGGAGGG